ACCCAAAGTAACCTTTTCTACGTTTGGGAATGTTAGCAAGCATTTTGTTAGTTTCTACAGCAATTTCTTCCAAAACCTCAGCGACGATAGTTCCCATGAACCCCAACCGTCCTACAAGGCGAACAAAATCCAGTTCTAGGTTCATTTTCTTCGTCAAAGACTCTTTTATCTGTTTCTGTTGATCTATTGCCTGTCGGATACTCTCGTTCTGTTCATATATCTGTGCTTGGAGCTGAAGAATAGATAGCTTTGATAAAAGCTGCCCAAACTCCTCATTGGGTGCAAACTTAGAGCCAATAACCTTAGCTCTGTCAGCCGATAGAAGCGCTAATTGCTTGTCACATTCGGCAGTTTGCTCAAGAAGGGCCTTTTGTTTTTCAGCAGTTTTGCTTGCGATTAGCTCCCGGAACTGCTCGATTCGACTGTCGGCAGTGAAAGTATCAATAACAATAGAGTTGGTCTCTGACAGATCGGCATTCGCCCGAATGATTTCATTTTCAAGCTTGGCGATGTTGCTAACGTTGGTGTCTAGTTTCTGCTGGGCTTCTGCCGAACTGATAGCCTGATTACAAGCATTACAGGCCATTCTCCGAAATGCTTCGTTTTGTCTTTCAAGAATGGCGACTTCTTTAGTTTTGTTATTGATAGTGTTTGTGAGTTCTGATACTTTTCTGTTTTTACTCAGTGCCTGAAGGTTGAGTTCTTTCGCCCTTTTTTCATCCGAGACAACCAGTTCCTGCAAAAACCCTTTAGCCTTTGAAATGGTTGTATCAAAAGCTTCGTCAAGTTGTTTGCCGATCTGAGCTTTTATCGTTTTGATAGCAAGCATACTGCTGTCAATCTCTGCTACCTTTTTCTGGATCTCTTTTTCCCAGTTCTGCTTAGACGAAATATCTTCCTGAGTTAGTCGATGAAGCTCCAACTTCATGGATTCTATAGAATCCAGATCCTCTGGCTTTAGGACTGGATGAAGTTTCGGGGTTTCAATTTCTATGATCTTCTTCGCTACGGCAATCTGCTGTCCATAGTCCTTGATAAAGCCCTGAGAAAGCTCCACTGCCGTCTCAATCTTCGATAGCCCCAGAAGCTCGCCAAGAAATTCTAGCTTTTCAATGTTGTTTTTGCTTAAAAACAAACCATTAGTCCGCTGGGGTCTGAACAAAACAGAGCCAAGAACTTCTGGGCTGATCTTGAGCAATTCTTGAATTTTAGCGGCAATGGCCTTTGCTCCTGTTATCTGGGTGTGGCCTAATGCTATGTAATTAGCCTTACCGCGAGCGATTTTGACAATGAGATCTGATTCTGAGTCGTTCAATTCAAGGACGACTTGCATTGGCTCTTCTGTCAGGTAGCTCTGAAGGTCTTCCTTGGTATATTCTCCGGAATACCCCAAAGCAAAAGCAATGCCACATAGCACATTGGACTTGCCAGCACCAGACAGTCCCTTCAAAAGGACCAACCCAGATGCCGGAAACTCGATTTCAGCATCGACAAACGACCTGAAGTTTTTCAAAGAAAGCTTACTTAGACGTAGCAATTTACACAACTCCCGGATCTTTCTTTTGTTCAGATCTTTGTTTAATGATATCGTTTATATTGGCCAATCTTTCTACTTTACGTGACATAGCACCGTTGTCAAGAACTTCTTTGATATCGGAAGTAGCTGCTTTGAGATCTCGTTCCATGGCTATACCACACGAACAGGTCAGAACTCCTTGCTCTGCTCTTAGTTTCTTTTTTATTGTGCCGCAGCTTGGGCATTTGAAGATGAAAAGAGCCATGGTTATTCTTGGTTCAAATCTTGCATGAATCTGTTGTGCTCTCTAGTTTCCATATTTTCGAATTCACCATCTCTCTGAAAAACAATGGTGCCGCCTGTAGTGCCAATCTGGCTGGCAATTGAAATTGAGTTCCTGAGGGCTTCCAAAACGGCAGGGGTTGAGTCTAGCAAGCCGCTTTGGTAAGCATCAACGATTTTAGATTCCAGTAGATCGTAGATATTGTCAGAGCCTGAATTGATTTGGGTGGTTAGTTGGTTTGTTATATCAATAAGCTCGTCAGAAGTGTACCCTGCGTTCAAGTACAACCGCTCTACGGGACCGAACAGTGCAGGAGCAACAACATTGACAAGGATATCGTCTCCTGACTTCTTGCAAATATCAATAAGCTTAAGCAAGGTCCAGCCACCAGCGGGTAATACGCCGTGATTGATCGCACCGCGAACAGCACAAATCGCGTCTTCTGCCCGATCTCTCTTCTCGCGAAGTTCGCCAGAACTTGAGCCAATTACTTTAAGCTTGGCAATACCTCCTGTAAGTTTGCCGATTCGCTCACGCAACAGGCTCTTTTCGAGATCTGAAACAGCAATAGACTTTAGTTGCTCATTCACGTCTTCTGCGCGCTGTATGACTCTCGCTTCAGTCTCGTCGTCCATATCAATAATAATGTTACTGCGGAATCTAGTTGATTCAAAGTGCTTTGCTGAACCCAAATCCATAGCCGATGCTTGATCTAGCGGGCTGTTGAGTGGATCCAGAACTTTAGAGCCAGTAAGAGCCGAAAGATCCATCAAAAAGTCCAACTGTCCCGTTTTGATTGGAGACATTGGAACTAGCAAAGGATATACGGCTAGGTTGTGATTGGGAGCAGCAAAGTTGATTGCTAACTGACCAAGGACCACTTCAGAGAACCCGGTAGCAGCTACAACCACATTTGGTACTTTACCTTTCGATGCTTCAATGATCTTTTCGAATATCGGAGCCAACAAGCCAACGTCCTGAACCCTTCCGTAATACAATACAAAAACCGGGTTCTCAAGCTGAGCTGACTGCGTTTTGGGATCGTTCAAAAACTTGGAATAGAACGGACCACAGCTATCTTCAAAGCCGATTCCAACGCCATAACCGTCTAGCCGCTCTACTTCGTACTTGCTGGGACCAGAGAACTCCAGAATGGTAACGTTGCCGTCGTCGCCTACAAGTTCAAAACACTCCAAAACAGCATCTGCAAGTGCTTCGTCACCATTAGCAGAGACTTTTGCTACAGCACGCAGGTATTTTTTGCCTGAATCATCGAATTTAACCAGCTTCCGCCAGTTTTTGATATTCGGCTCAAGGGTTTCCTTGAAAGCCTTCTCCAGAGACCTGACAACTCGCTGAGGGCTTACCTTCGGATTAGTCCTGCAATACTGAAATACAGCTTTGGCGAAAGAGTGTGCAAGAATCGTGGACGTAGTGGTGTTGTGGGTTAGCACAAACCCGTCAGTGACGTATAGACTGTCTGGATTGCTGACTTTAATACAGCGCATTTCTGTAAAAACACCGGTAACCTCAATCTTTTCAATCTTATCTACCCCGCCAGAGAGCCGGGGCGTTGCGTATTGCCGTCCCGAACTCATGCCCAAAGCAAGGTTTTTTGTTGTTAAGGTATAAGTGACTCCTTCTGAATCGACGGTTGTCCATAGATGATCTTCGCAGCACTCTACGATTCTTTGTTCAGAAAAATAGACTTTACAAATCTCTTTTTGCCCTTTCGGAAAAACGCCAAGAACGGTCTGGATCGAGCCGTTAGTGCCGCAAACTTCCATACCCGGTACAACCTCACCCATGGTAACAAACCCGGTAGGGGTCAGTACCTTGCTCCAAAGAGGTTGAGGACCGTCACCAGCCTCAGACGCAGTACGAACAGCAGCGTCTCTGACAGATTCGGCAATGGTCTGTGCTGTTGAGTCCTGAAAACCGATGTTCTGAAAAACGGTAACGCCGTCCTTGGTAACCACAGGAGGCATGTTTTCTTGTTTTTCAATCAAAACAGAATTGCCACCCGGTCCAAGGGTAGATCCGACGAGATCTGCGCACGTACCCAAAGTATCCATAATCAGCTTTTCAAGCTGCGGACCTTTTGTATACATAGTTTTTGCAACAGACTTCATTTTTTTGAATTGCATAGATGTATCCTTCTCACTTTGATAAAATTGCCATTAGTTACCATGAACCGGTAAGAACACTCTAGTCTACCAGATTCCTTCATTTTTTTGATTGTGTACTTAATCATTGATAAAGACCCCTGAGTCTTTTCAGCCAGTTGCTCGTTTGTCAGTTCATTATCAATCTTAAGAAGCTCCTCGATTGGCTCAACGAGCGACTTCCAACGACCAACAACACTTTCTCTCTTTGTGAAGATGGTGCCAGCAGCGGCGGCTCGCATATCGCTAGCCTTGAACCGAGCTAGTTCGATCGATTCGAAAGGTATATACTCAATATCGGGACCCAGACCTTGCTCCTTAAGCTCTAGCAAGAATCTGTTCTTTTTCGAAAGCTTCATTCTGGAAGGAGACTTCCAAAAGTGCCTAAGGTAGTTCAGACGTTTCGATACACCGATAGACACAACCTCTTTTGTAAGAGGATGTTTCATAACATAAACATAACATTGTGGTTTACTCATGTTTTCCTATATAGCACAGACCCGCACAAAACTGCTTCAGATTTGACCCTTCTGTGTTCGTTTCGCTAACTTGCCAACGATTGCTTTGCTAATCCAACACGAAGAAATCAACTACTTTCCTCGTCACTTAACGTCAATCTCGGCTTCACTTTTTGACCGATTGCTTCGCTACTTTTATAACGATCTGTGGAAATTTTCCACACTCGTAGTTTTTTATAGCAAAAAACCCTTGAAATTCTATATCAATAGGTACTTTTTGAATTGATTCGCTACTTTTATGACGATCCGATAGACACAAGTATGATCGTTTACCTACTGTTGCATGATCCTTGTGTATAGTATTGCTTAGTATAGGGCTTTCGATAGAAAGCAACTGTTTGCATTGATATCATATATGACAGACGGTTACAAAGGGATTTTGATAAACAGCGAAAAGAACTCTGTTTGCGTCCCGCGATTGAAGCCCGCAAACATTGGCTGGCGCTAAACAATTAGCTTGCAGTTTCTCACAAACAATGCTAATAGAGTGCTTTCGATCTCTGTTCGCTACCGCGAACCTTACTAAAAGGAACATTATTAATGATAGTATCTTTTCTTGGTTCTCCTAAGTCTGGAAAGACAACAACAGCAGCAATGCTGTTTGCTCAGCTAAAGACCGCAGGGTTTAACTGCGAGTTCATTACAGAACAAGCTAGGTTTTACATTGCCAGCAAACGTATTCAAGAACGTGGTGGACCGGTTACTTTGTCTGATGAAGATCAGATTGCTATAGCTACTAAGCAGCTAGAAATTGAAAACCTCATGCTGAAGGCATGTAGCAAAGAGACTGTGATTGTAACTGACAGTTCACCCTTTAACGCTTTGCTATATCTATACGATCACAAACTGTTTGAAAAGCTTCAGCCAGAGATTCTCAAGAGATCCACGGTTTACTTCTATGCACAGCCGGTTAGCTGGTTAAACGAGCTTCAAGACAACAACAGGGTACACAGTAAAGAAGAATCAATGGTTATCGACGGTTTGATTCCTAAAGTATTGTTTCCCATTGTTGGCAAAACCCATACCCTAGTAGGTATTCCTGAAGAGAGAAGCAAGCTGGCATATCAAACCGTCCTTCACTACCTAACAGGTATGGAATTCCAATACAATGATAACAATCGTTAACCCTACAGAATGCGAATTAGAGTTTGTTTCGGATCACCAACTGTCTGAGACCAGACGATTGCTCACCTATACCGACAAACAAGCTGTAACAGAGCTACAGAGGTTTAAGAAAGCTTATTGGTATGTATCAAAGCACGGTCAGGAGGCTTTCGATGATGAAAAACGAAGACTAGAAGGCTTGACTAAAAAGTGTTTGCTGTTTCAACGAGAAAATGGCAGCTATTGGACATATTCTGGTCTAGCTTCAACGATCTCCAAGAAAACAGGGCTAGCCATACAAAACAAGGTAAACTACCCAGAAGCCCGTTTAATCCCTTATGCAAAGCCTCTTCCGTTTGAATTGCACTACTATCAAAAGGACGGCACTGAAGCTTTGCTTGCAGCTAACCATGCTGGAGTAGAATTTGGAACAGGTCTCGGTAAATCACCGATGATTCTCTCTGTTGCAAAGCGTTTAGGACTAAAGACATTGATAATGGCCCCGAGTTCTAGCATAGCTAATCAGCTTTTTGATATGTTTACAACTCATTTCGGCAAAAAATACGTTGGAGGGTTCTTTGGAGGAAAGAAGGAAAGCAAGAAGATGTTTACGATCGCTCTTCCGCAAAGCTTGGTCAGAATAGACAAAACCGATCCTAATTACAAAGAGTTTGAAAAGGTACAGGTTTTCATGGCAGACGAAAGCCACCAATGTCCAGCCTCTACATTGGCAGATGTTTGCTTCGGTCTAATGAAGAAAGCTCCATATCGGTTTTTCTTCAGTGCTACTCAGATGCGTAATGACGGTAAAGATCTATTGTTAGAAGCCATTACAGGACCTATTGTCAAGAGAATGTCTGTCAAGGAAGGAGTTGATCAGGGTTTTTTGGCAAAACCTATTTTCAAAATGGTGCAGAGCTACTCTGGTAGCAACTTCAGTAGTCCTGATGTTAATGCTATGACTAGAACACATTTCTATTACAATCCGAAAGTTATAACCCAAGCTGCCTATCTTATCAATAATTTTGTTTCAAGAATGAACCATCAGACTCTTGTTCTGATCGACGAAGTTGAACAGTTTACGAAACTATTGCCGTATCTAGAACATAAGGTCATGTTTGCTCACGGTCCTTTGTCTGAAAACAAAGCTAAGGTTCCTAAGGAATATCACGACTCTGATGTCTCTCAGCTTGTCAAAGACTTTAACGAGGGCAAGTTCCCGATCCTAGTCGGTACTAGCTGTATTTCAACCGGAACGGATATTCGGAATGTCAACAGCATTGTTTACCTTATGGGAGGTAAATCTGAGATACAAACGAAGCAATCCGTTGGCAGAGGTACAAGAATCATGCCAAACAAAAAGACTTTCTTTTTTGTTGATTTCGACGTAGTTAACATTCCACCAATGACTCGTCATGCCAGCGCTAGAAGAGAAATCTATGAAGATCTATACCCCGGTGTAGAAGATATATCAATACAATGAGAAGGGAATATGCCGCCTACGTTTATAACGTTCGTGTAGGAGGGATTTCCTTTGTTATCAATCCGGAGATTACAGATTCTGACTTGGCTCGTGAGTTTGGGAAGATTTCTCGGATGATATCTTTCCCGTTGCCTACCTCTGTATTTATACATATTTATTGTAATGATGATTCATTCGAAGCTATTATTGATAACAGCCCCGCACGACTGGAAAAAGTATTGTGATATACTTTTGTAATGTCAATAGAACAAAATCATTTTAAGCACTTTGCCAAAACTTTAGAAGTATCTTTGCTAAAGTACAAAACTGATGAAGAAATCGACCTTCTAGTCTCTCAAAGAGAACAGCTAAAGACTTTGATATTTCTGGAGAATAAGTGGAAAAAGGCTTTGTTAGATCATCAGTGGGGAAGTTCGGTTTACAAGAAGTTCATTGAACATATTTGCGATGTTCGCAGGAACATCCTCGTTGCTAGGCCGTATTTCCGAGAACGCCAAACTGTCTTTACCAAATCGATCAGCGGAGCACTGAAGGATCGTAGAGAGAAGGCCATCTTCAAATTCCGCGTCAACTATTATTTCGTGCTATTCGCTCTTAAGCAGTATAAATGGCCAGAAAAGAGTGAAATTGTCAAGATAGCAAAGGAGATAGAGAAGGTTCGAAGGCAGATCCTAGAGATCAATCTTCCTTTAGCTATCTCTCAGGCCAGAATCTTCTATGCATGTACTCCAAAGTCCCACCTCAGTTGGATGGATTTGGTTCAGATCCATTGCGGTGGTCTACTTATTGCTATTGATAAGTTTGTGCCACCAGATACCAAGAAAATGTCCGACAGCGAATCGTTACAGGCTTACCGTAAGTTCCGAGCTGTGGCTATTGGCCGTATGATTTCTGACAGAATTGAGCAATACTCTGAAACCGTTTTGCACTTCTATCCAGCAGATCGGAAAAAACTATACCGAGCACATAAACTTCTTCGTCAGTTCAAGGGCGAAATCGACTACGATAAGCTTGCCGTTCTTGTGAACGAAGGCGTAGAAATCGAAAGTCAGAAAACCAACGGCAAGGAACTTGCCAACCTGCTTGCCTCAGCCTCTACTGTAAGCGGGGACGTATCTGTCTCCAACGACGAAGGAGACGAGCCAGAAACCACCTTGGAACGTTATGTAGTGCCAAAAGAAACTAGACCTGAAGCCGCTGTAGAAGATCTACAGGCACTATCAAAAATGAAGTCTGTAGCGGCGACTCTACCTCTATTAGAGAGAAAAATCATTAGATTGAAAGGAGTATATCTTGAAAACGCTCAATAAACTGGTCGCAGTAAGCCCTTTTCCCACCAAATCGGTGACTACCGTAAAGAAAGGTGGTCTTGTTATTGCAGAATCAAAGGTTAGCTTAACCAAGCTGGAGGTAATGTTAGAGTCGGAAGATAGTAAATTCCGACCGGGTATGGTAGTATATGTCAATGGGAATCTATCAACCAATCCAGAATGGTCTAACCTTCATAAGCTTGAGCAGTACGGATTAGAGTTTATCCTGATTCCGGAAAGCGTGATACAATTGGTGGAATGAAACTTCTACTAGTCGGAGACGTTCACGCGACCCAGCAAGAACTGCCGGAATGCGAAGCACTATTGGGTCTTATTGATATAACAGCAAAATACCAAAATGTCGATGGAATTGTGTTCATGGGAGACCAAACACATAACCATTCTGTCATGAATGTTTATGTTATGTCGTTTTGGCAGAAAGCCTTTTCTAGCTTATGCAGGCCCTGCTATGTATTGGTCGGAAACCACGATAGACCGGGCAATGGCGATCCTCAGGTCCATTCCATGCAGTTCTTCAAACAAAACGTAACGTTCGTCTCTGACGTTTTTGAGATATCTACCGGCGTAACACTGTGTGGATTTCAATCGAACGCCGATTTTGTATCGAAGATGGAGTCTCTGCCTGTAGAGACAAAAACAGTTCTCTGTCACCAGACTTTCTTGGGAGCTAAGTACGAGAATGGGTTTTTTGCTACTGACGGCGTAGATCTGGCAGATGTACCAAAGTTTCAGTACATTTCAGGACATATACATACACCGCATACATTTGCCAACGTCTATTACATAGGCGCTCCGCGCTGGAGAACTTTGGCGGACGCAAACGTAGATCGGTTCTTATATGTGATGGACTTTGATTTGCAGGGGAGTGTTCAGTCTACAGTGACGATCCCCACAAGCCCAACGTGTAGGCCTATTGTCAGGCTTTCGCTGGAAGAGGAAGAGGGTTCTGATACTTCGGCTGTTCTTTCGGCGCTCAGCAGCTATCAAGGAGAGGACGTTCGCCTAGATATCACCGGATCTAGGATGTTTGTCAATCTCTGTCTGACCACTTTAGAGAATAGGCGTAATAGCCGAACCGGCATTAAAATTAGAACGTTTGTTCAAGAAGACAAGACCAAAGCCGTCGTATCTGAAAAGGACGGTATTGATAAAGCTTTGATTTCTTATGTAGAAGGTAGTTCGATTGACCCTGAAGATCGTAAAGAAATCTTGAAGATGGTAGAGGAAAGAATCCTGTGTCAGAGCCAACAATAGAAGAAATCGTAGATACGAACCGTCTGTACTCTACCGTGGGTGGCCAGCTTCTTGAATTTCAGATCAAGAACCTCAAAGCTCTGCCGTTGGTGGCTTTCGGAGAAACCCTAGAGAATGAATTTACCATAAATTTCGATAAACTATCAATCTCGTTCGTTCTGAAAGGTAAGTCGGATCAGGTAATCTCTCAAGAGCTTTGTGAAGCGTTCGTAATGGGTATCAAGAAGATTATAGGAAAATTCGACGTTCAGGTAACAATAAACGGAGCAACGGTTGTTCGAGGTAGCAAATATGTCGAACCTAGTAAAGATCGAAAACGTAAAAAATCTAAGTCCAAACGAAAAAAACGCCTACGATAAGTACATCGCAGACGCCAAGCCACCGCTATCAGCCCTTACGGCAGCTAACCTTTTTGAGCTTTATGTTAACGGTTGCGACTGTGAAGAGATTGCCCGACTAAACCCAACGTTCGGTTTAGGTATTATTGTGCGGGCAAAGGTAGATTTCGACTGGGATCTGAGAAAAGAGAAATACCTAGATAGTCTGTTTGGCGGAATCAAAGAGAAAACCTCCAAGGTCCACCTAGAAGCTATTGACTTTGCTGCAAATACAATGACTGTATATCATAAAATATGGAACGATAAGTTCAAGAAATACATTCAGACAGGCAAAGAAGATGCACTTGAGGGCTGGAATGCTAGTTCCAAGTCATACGAGAAAGCCGTAGAAACATTGATGAAGCTAACAGGACAGGACTCCACGAAGAAGCAAGAAATCCTCCACAAGCATTCTATTGAACAGAACGCTCCCGTGCTTTCCCGCCCTATGAGTTCTTCAGAGGCATCTGATATACTGAAGGCTCTAGAAGCCGATCGGAAAAAGGAATAACAAAATGAAGCAATCAACCAAAGTGGTTTTGGGTAAAGTTGGTATTTTTCTGTTTTTCAAGCTCCAGTTGTACTGGCTATGGTCTACGTTATATCGGGTTTTGTTCGAAAATCAATTTAGAACTCAAAAAATCCAAACATACGAGAATCTGAGCGACCTGCAAAAGAGACTATCAAAACTCAAATGGACCAATGACTCTTGGTTGCAGATGTTCGATGCTGTTTCTTATCCCGGAAAGATAGAACAGATCTTGTCAGGAGACATTGCACAACCAAAGCACGGTACTGACTGCGACGAGTTTGCGGTATATCTAACAGCCGCTATTGAAAGGTCGCTGACTGAGCCGTTGTGCAGATTGCAAGAAAATTCTCCCGGATTAGAGAAAGCAGAAGTCATGAGCGTTATGTGGGTCGGGAAAGACGGGCTATATTCTGGCCATAATGTATGTCTACTTACCTACAGCACTCCAAATGGCAATACCTATTCCTACATGGATTACTTTCTCCCCAGCGCCCCTCAGTTCTCTGTAGAGGCAGTGGCCGATCAGGTTATGCGAATGTATGCGGCTGATGCCGATTGTATTGGCTGGGCCGTCCATAATGAAAATGTATGGACCAGAAGCATTACTATTAGCTAAATATGTCGAATCAAGACCTTTTAAAGAAAGCTTTGTTTGTCCCTTGTCACAGCAAGGAGGATCTACATCGGTGGATTAAGGTCTATTTGGGTCTTGACATTCCTGACTGCACTGTTGTTGAAGAGTCCAATAGTAATCCCATGGAAGTCATCTGGGAAGTCTATTCAAAGTGTATATCCAACGATGTATCGGACATCACCCGCCTTATGGCGTATGCTTCCCGGGACAGCTTTAAAACACTGTCGGCTGCTGTTCTGGAAACACTGATGATCTTACACCTAGATCGTCCTGTGGTTCACCTAAGCGCCATTCTTCAGCAGTCAAAGAAATCTCAGGAATATGTCAAGAGTTATTTCAATAGACCGTTGATCCGAGACTACAAAGTAAAAGAGAATGAGAGGCAAATTGAGTATGTCAGGTATTACAATGCTGTAACTGGCGATTCAATAACCGAAAAGGAATGGGAGGCGTTGCCAACCGGTCAAGGCTTGTATGAAAAGAAGCAAACATACATTCAGATCATCGTTGCAACACTCCAATCTACCAATAGCGCTCACGTACCTTTCCTATGCGTGGACGAAATCGACGTTATCGCCAACCCCAAGGCATATGAAGAAGCAAAGTTTATTCCAGCCCCTTGGGGCAATAAGCTGCCGGTTACTTTCCTGACTTCTACCAGAAAGTTCAGCTACGGCTTGGTCCAGAAAGAGCTTGACGAAGCTGACGAGACGCATTTGGCAGTACGTCACTGGAATATCATTGACGTAACCCAGCCTTGCTTGCCAGAAAGACACCAGCCTGAGAAGCCGAAGGAAAAACTTTGGGTTTATGATGAGGAGATTCGTCACGTCACTGACGCTGAATATCAAAACCTAGATCCTGAAATTCAGAAGGACTTCGTTCAGCACGAAGGATATGCTGGCTGTGCCAAGTGTCCATTGTTTGCGGCTTGTAAAGGCCAGTTGGCGACCAAGCAGTTCTGCAAGTCAAAGCTCCTGAAGCCCATTGAGCACACTATCAATCTCTTTAGGTCGGCAAGTATTGGTTCGGCAAATGCTCAGTTGCTTTGCAGAAAGCCCGATACCAGCGGTTTGATATATCCTTACCTAGATAAGGCCGGACATATGAAAACGGCAGCGGAGATCATGGCAATGGTCTCAACCGATGCTACTAATATCAAAACGAAAGCAGAACTAATCAGTTGGTTCTTGTCAAATGGAGCAAACTTTTACTCTGGTATGGACTTTGGCTTTACTCACGACTTTGCTGTTGTGACTGGCGCTGTCTGGGGCAACTACCTCTTTGTATTAGATTGCATTGGTATAGCAAATCTAGAACTAGACGACAAGATCCAAGCTTGTGAAAAACTGCGCTATATCAATCCTATCATTTTTGGAGACCCAGAGAGCCCTTCAGATATAGAGACTTTTCGCAAAAAAGGCAAGTTCAGAATGCGGAAGTGGGTCAAGGGGCCGGGATCTGTCAAGGCAGGCATTGAGACTATCAGATCCAAGCTACGTCCTGCAATCGGTAAACCAACCATGTTTTTCTTGAAAGACGATTTAGGCGTTGCCGCATTGGTTGAGCAGTTATCAAAATACCACTTCAAGCTGGACGCTGCCGGTAATGTTACGGACGAACCTGCAAAAGAGAATGACGACAGGGCCGATGCTTGCCGATACTTAGTCATGAATGTCTTTAACAATAAAGGCAAGATCATTGCTTCGTTTGAAGGGAACAATGCCATTGGGAAGACAGTTCATCTTACGGACGAGCAGGCACGCAATAGCGAAATGCTAGATATTGTTCGTAACTATCTTGACAATTCGTCAGATACGACAACCGCTGAGGAAGACGAGCCCAAAGAGAAGAAATCCAAGTTCGTTTTTGATATATAACTACCCTTAATCTTTAATCAAAACCTTTCGAGGAATCCAAACTAATGGACGCCACACTCAATATTATATCAAAACTGATTGCTTTTACCGATGGGTCTTTTAGCTCGAATCCGAGATTGCGGGCTTTTGACTGGTATCGTGATGCGTCTGGAATTTCGGTTTCCGATCCAAAGTCCGAAGCCCACGCAATTCCGGTTGGAACATCCAAGCTCATTTTTAACGGGACTCGATCTACTACCATTGACGGAACGACTGCTTTTTCGATTGGCGTTTCTCCAGCAGATCCGAGTATTTATAGAATTACCTATACTTCCGGTACGGCTCCCGGCTTTAGAACCAACCGAAATCTAAACCTAGCTGGAGTTGCAGTCACGTTTGCTGTTAATAGTAACAATACTGTAACAATATCCGTTCCGGTAGGCCCAGATTTTACCGGAGTACAGGTTAACGACACTGTATTCGTGCCAAATACCGAGACAGGAGACCTCCCGAACGTCCTCGCCCACCTAAATAGCGGGTTTTGGAAGGTTTTGGCCGTAACAGACAGCCGTCATATCATAGTTTCTAGACCTATTGGCACGGATTTTGAAGGAACGTCGGAGACGCAAACGTTAGCCGGTAGCTCACAACTTCAGGCTTACGGCTCAACCGGTGTTCAAGAGGGAGATCGGCTGGAAATCACTGCCGGGTTCGCTCAAGTCACGAGACAGGCGTTCGTAGTCAAGACCGTAACTGCTAATTTTGTAGAGTTTGTATCTACTGCCCCTCTTCCGGCAGAGTCAGTTATTTCCCCTACAGCTTCTGGCATGAACTTCTATACTGAATCCAAGCGGTTGATATACGTAGAGTGCGATCAGGACTGTGTTGTCCAGCTAAACGGCGATACTTCGGAGTTCCAAAAAGTAACTCCTATCGAAGTTGGCAATCCAGATCTACCCGGAATGTTCCTGAAATGGGGACCAGCTTGGTCTTTGACTATTGTCAATAAATCAACTTCAACCCTTAATGTTCTAGTTATTCACGCTGAATAAAGGTTGCGTATTCCTATGGGCCTTAAGAAAAATGACAACCCTCTTCTGAAGACTTTAATTGAGTCTATGGAAGAGACTGCTCCGGTAGAAAAGAAAAAGAAATCTACCATATCGATGGATATGACTAACCCTTTTCCTGAACTATCAAAAAAGGAAATGGATGCATATCAAAAGAAGATCGAGAACGAAAATCCTTTGGTGAAGTCTGTTCTGAACCTACTGAACGGACCCGGCCAGACAATCGAAAGACTTGCTTTTGAGCAAGACCCGGACCAGCACAACCAATACTTATCAATTTACAAGACAAAGATCAAACTTCTGTCTGATGATATCCTAAAACGGATTGCAATACAAGACGATCTTGTTGCCAGCATCGTTCAGGCTCGTGGCTCAATGATGTCTTCGTTTGGTCGTCCGCAACCAGACAGATTCAGTACCGGATATAAAATCGAGCCAATGCCCGGACTTATTGATAAAATGTCGCTTGACGAAAAGAAAGCGCTTCAGAAACGTATCGCTAAATGCGAATCGGCTCTTTTGACCTGCGGTACGACGAACGGTTGGAAAGACTCCGAGTCTTTGGATTTTGGTCAGTTTTTGTACATGTCAGCCCGCGATGCTGTAACTTTTGGCCGAATCGCCACCGAAGTGGTTTATTCGGGGCCAGAAAACCAGAAGAAATTCCACAGCTTTCGGCCTATCGACGCAGGAACGATCTATCGTGCTGCACCTCAGAAAAACCAAGTGTCGGCTGTTCGAAAGAACGCCCTTGCCTTGCTTGAAAAGCTCAAGAACAAGAAACTGGTTCCAGAGAGATTTGCCAACGACGAGTATGACTGGGTACAAGTAATCCACACCCAGCCCCGTCAAGCATTCACTGCGGAGGAATGCTTAGTTCATAACTTCTATCCTACTACTAACATTGAGCTAAATGGCTATCCGATTACGCCACTAGACACTGCCATCACGGCGGTGTTGACTCATATCAATATTGCTACACATAATAAGCTCTATTTCCAGTCTGGCCGTGCGGCTAGAGGCATGGTCGTAATCCGATCGGACGATGTTGATAAGCAGACAGTAGCAGCTATTCGCCAGCAATTCAATGCTTCCATCAATTCCGTCACTAATAGTTGGCGAATGCCTATTTTTGGCGTTGGCCAAGACGACGAAATCAATTGGATGCCTATCGACAATTCGTCCCGAGATATGGAGTTCCAATATCTCTCTGACTCAAATGCCCGTACCATCCTGAGTGCGTTTCAGATGAGTCCCGACGAACTTCCGGGTTGGAGCCATCTATCCAGAGGTACAAACAGTCAGGCTTTATCAGAATCCAACACGGAATACCTGTTGACGGCCCACAGAGATGTAGGTTTGCGTCCTATGTTGGCCCATTTCCAGAACTTTATCAATCAAAGAATTCTCCCGCTGATTGATCCTGAAATTTCAACCCTTTGCTCTTTCAAGTTTGTTGGCCTTGACGCTGAAACTGCCGAGAAAGAAGCCGCCAGAATCGGCGCTGAAGTCAACCTTCACTTAACATTAGATGAAATCCTAGAAAAAGTCCAGAAAGAGCCTCTTGGTCGTACTCTTGGTGGCAAATTCCCGTTGAATCCTAGCTGGCAAAACGCAGTGGCACCGTATTTGCATGTTGGATACATCAGAGAGCACCTGTTTGGTATCAAAGACGGATCAAAGGACCCTGAATTTGCTTATGTTCGCGACCCAATGTGGTTCCAATGGCAACAGTTGCAAATGCAAGCCCAGCAAATGCAACAGCAGGCACAACAACAGCAGACACAGCCCGGCCAGCCACAGGAAGCCCAGCCTCAAGAAGGACCAAAGAACCCAAAGAAGACTCAGCAGGAAGAACCAGAGTCGGAACTGGCTAGATCTATCGATCAAGCAGCGGGTCTTTTAGCAAAGAAAGAGATACAACTCAGTCCAGCCCATAAGCAAGTTCTCGACCAACAGAAGAAAACTATTCAGCACTTCTTAGACGGCTGGGAAAAAGACTCGAAAGAAGCCATTGCTGAAATAATGGCTACTGCCAAGTTCTTTTCTACAAAGAAAAAGCAATAACCAATGGCAAAATTGTCACCAAAGGCAGTAGCTCGTATAGAAGAAGCCGTGGAAAAGCTCTTTGTTAGGGCAAAATCCCGGTTTATGGGGGGTATTCCTCCCGGTGCGCCCAAGCATCTTATCATTAGTATTGCCAAAGGTCTATCAATCCCCGGTGTTTTTCAACAAGCCGCCAGAGCCGAAGGCGTTTTGCCCAACGAGGACCTTCAGTCAACTGTAACAAAAATCGGATTGAACTATCTTGATGCTATCAAAGAACGTGCCAAAGCCAGAACTGTACAATCGGTTCAGGCGTTCCTGACAGACGCTCAGAAGAAAGGTGTCGATACAGATGTAGAAACCGTACTGGGTGGGCAAATTGCCGATCTATGGGGTAGCATAACCAGTGATGTGAAGAAAATCGTCGAATCTGAAACCACCGCTGCAAAGAATATATCAATAACTGACGCTATATCAAAGATAAATGCCTCCGCTGGCATTAACGACCCGATCGTTTTCTTTATAATCGTTAAAGACGGTGAGGCGTGCGAAGAATGTGTGCGTCTCCATACGATGAACGGCAAGACACCCCGACTTTGGAAAATGTCAGAAATAGGTTCTGGCTATCACAAGAAGGGCGACGATAGTCCGAAGGCGACAGGATTACACCCTCACTGCCGTTGTCAGATGGCATCGCTAATGCCCGGGTATGGCTTCGATTCCGACGGAAGAATAACCTATATATCTCAAGGTTGGGATGAACTCAAGAACCAAAGAGGATCGTAATGGCCTACTCACTTAAAGCTATAACAAAAGACTGTAAGGGTATGATTCTTGACGGCATTGCAGCGTCTTCTCATATCGACTCTTCTGGAGAAATCCTCGATATCGAAGGCTGCGACATTTCTTCTGTTGAAGAAGGTCTGGCTACCTGTAACTGGGAACACAAGTCAGATAGCCCTACCGACACCGTAGGCAGAATCATTTACGGCAAGAAAATCTTTTCAGCCGATGACTGCGAAGACGAAAGACAGCTTTTCTATTGGAAAAAGTCCGGAGTGCCTCTAATTTACATTGTGGTAGAGCTTATGGATCAGGACGGCCACAAAGGGGCTGCCGATCTTGCTGGAATCATTAGGCACTACTCAGACAGGAAGTTGCCCATTCTTGCCCGATACTCTATTGAAGGCTCCACTCTAAACAGAGAAGGCAACAAGCTAAAGAGCAGCATCTTCAAGAAATGTGCCATTACCCTTACTCCTTGTAACAAAGACGCCACGTCCGGATTAATATACGATCCTCAAGCCAAAGACGAGGCTGACGATTCGCTGAAGAGCCTTGTTGGAAAGATTGATAAAGTAGAGGGTACTTCAGAGTTTGCAAAACTGGGAGGTTCAGTCGAGGTTGAATTCAACCCGTTTGTAGATCCTGCCAACCCGGAAGGCTCTTTAAACAAAGCCGACCTGAAAGAACTTACACAAAAAGTACAGGAAAACAAAGCTCGACTCAATGCCAGAATCAACGATTTGGTCCAAAATACTAATGGCTCTGTCTGGAAGCACAAGAACGGTCATGTCGTAGTTGCTCTTGATCCACACAACAGAGACCAATGGCGGGCTACCTATATCGATAAAGACAACCAGCCCACAGGCCATGATGTTAGCAAAACCCATGCCGGTGCTTTGCAGTTTGCTGCCGAAATGAGAGCCGATCTGTTTGGGGAGCCTTTGAAGTCTTTAAAAAAAAATGAAGACATAGATTTAATCAAAGCCATGACTGCTGGTGGTGGTATGGGAGCCCCATCGACCCTAACAGGAGGCGCTGCTCTAAGTAGAGAGTCCGTTGAAGAGAATAGCAAAAAGAAGATCAAGAAGCTATTCAAAGACATTTTTGAGAAATGGGACGGCGATGGCGACTTCAAGGCATTTGCCAAGGCCAAGCTGCCAGATGTCAGCGCCAAGTTCTTGAGCACGTTCTCAGATCATCTCGACGAATACAAAGTCAAGCTAAAGAAACAGCAAACATTAAATACGTTCCAAGAACTATCAAAACGGTTTGAGTTCTTTACCGACCTGCTAAAGCAAGAGATTCCTACACCATTCGAGACTTCGTTTCAAGGCAAGAAGATACGTCCCGGCTATGGAGAAGTGAACGGTAGTCGTGTCGCCATTCTAGGCAGTGACGACACCCATCATTTCCATGTTCCCTTGGACAAGAAACACTCTTGGTCTGATACGGATATTCAAAAGACGCCAAAAGACAAGATGTTTGTCACACAACCTTTGGTCCAGCTTGAAGAGCCACACAGGATCGGCGTAGAACATGCGAAGATTGTACATCCATCCATGGCTAAAGACATTGAAGGGCTGGATCTCAATCCGAAGAACGGTCTGAATGGACAGTTTGGCGAAGAGGGCTCAAACAAAGAAGCGTTCTGGACCAAACACAAAGGCAAAACATACTTTGTGAAACCGGACCACTGGCCAGACGGCGATATGGGAGAAGCCCACCGAGAAGGGGCTTTCCATATTCTAGGCAAAGATTTCTTCGGTATTGATAAACATTTGTTGCCAACAGCCCATGTCATTAATCCAATGACTGGTGAGCAGACGGCTATTGTTGAGCACGATCCAGAAGGTCGGCACGCCAATCCAGACGAACAAGAAGATATCAATGCATTGCACAATCTAGGCCGTGACGGCGTTCTTGAAAAGCTGGGCTTGGTCGATATGATCACTGGCAATGCCGATAGACACGATGGAAACTATCTCCTCAATGATAGCGGCGGTATCAAGCTTATTGATCATGGCCTCGCTTTTGATAGTTATCATGGCGAACCGACTGTGTATCCAGACTACCTTTCGCAATACGAAGCTATAAGAGAAAACCAAGGGTTAAGTCCAGACGAACCTCTTAATCCACAGACAATTCAATGGATTAACAGTCTGGATCCAGAGCAAATGGCAAAGAAGATGCTGGATCTTGGAATACCACACAAATACGTAGCAGAGAGTGCCGATAGACTTCAGGCATTAAAGCAATATGCCAATTCTCCGAACCCTACCCGGAAGAATGCTTACACGAGCCCGTTCCATTTCAAGCTGGACTAAACCATGATCTCAAATATCTTTTATGTTTATAGCGTCTTTCCTAAAGAAGACAAGCTGGATCGACGGTTTCTGGGTAAGTTTTTGCTGGATTCCGAAGGCGATCTCCATGTTCTGGAAGACCATTACAAGAAGCTAGCCAGATTGGAAACAGACGACTCAGATCTTGCTGCCCGAAAGATACAATCATTACAGGATTCAATGTATACAGAAGTGGTTTGTCTGCAAGACATTGTTGATGGTAAGCGTCCGGACCTGATCCAAGAGACTGAATCCCAACCAAAAGATACTGGCCCAAATGTATCAGAATACGAGTATCATAGAATCGGTCTGGAATCGCCCCAAACACTAAGATTCGAAAATGGTCAAGCTTTTCTTGACGGCCACCCCATAAGTGATATAGAGTTGGACAAACTAATGGAAAACGTGCAATCCCAAAAGGCCCATCTTGATCGAAAAGAAGTCAAGAGCGAATTGGAAAAAAAAGAAGAGCTTTTCCGTTCTCTGGCTAAAGCCGATCCCAGCTTGGCGGAGGCGTTGAGTCACATACGCATGGCCGTCAAAGACGGCTCTATGCACCCAGACGTTCTCAAGACAATCACTGGACATATCTTTAAAGATACCATGATTCCTTCCATGGGCAACAAAAAGGCCTATCAGGACTTTCTTTCCAGACCGAAACAGGGTGTACATGTTCATCTTGACGCTAATGATTTCGGCTCAATCAACAAGGTTCACGGATTTGAAATTGGCGATCAGGCCATCAAAGCATACGGCACCGCAATCAGGAATGCCCTTGACGAATCGGTAGGCAGAGCAAACGCAAAGGCTTTCCGAGTTGGTGGTGACGAGATTTTTGTGCATGTGCCTTCGCACGAACATGCAGCTCGTTTTGTTAGAGCGGTAAAGAAGCACTTTGCAAAGATTGCGCCAATCAATGGAACTCATCAGGTTTCGGCATCTATTGGCGTAGGCGAAGATCCCAAGACGG